AAACAATATACTGCATGATTAAAGACGGACGACTCAAGGCACACCACATGAGCGAAAAGAGCATCAGAATAGACCCCAAAGACCTGCATGAGTGCGCATGTGGCAGACAAACAACTACATAAGCAAAGTCGAAGTTGCTCGACAGTTGGCTAATTAAAAACAAAATAGGAGGAAAGATTATGAATAAGACAATGCGCGAAACAAGTAAGGCTGTTGAGGGATTAACTCTCAAAAACGGGAACACGGTATCTGTACTCGACGGTGCAACAAAGCGTTATGTCAAAGCAACCGTACTGTGCGAGATACCAACGAGCGAGTATGAAATTGCAAAGTATGCCCTTGCTGTCAAGGTTGGCGGAAAAAAGTCTACGCTTGTGTGTGACATTACAGCAATCCATGACGCAAGCATTATCGGACAGTTGGCTAATTAAAGGAGGGTAAAAACATTAATATTGAATACCGTTTGGTTAATAACAAATCTGCATTTACAACGCTAGGTGCAAGCAATCACACGGACAAAGAAAGAGAAACAAACGACTATTATGCAACAGAACCTAAAGCCGCAGAACTGCTTTGCAAATTAGAAACGTTTTCTCCGAACATATGGGAATGTGCTTGCGGAGAAGGACACCTTTCAGAAGTGTTTAAGGCTAACGGCTACAACGTGTACTCAAGCGATTTAATTAGCCGTGGATACGGAACTGGTGGAGTGGATTTTCTTGAACATTGCGAAATTTGGAGCGGAGATATTATTACAAACCCGCCATATAAATACGCAAAAGAATTTGTTGAACACGCATTATCAATCGTTCCAGATGGAAACAAAGTGGCTATGTTTCTTAAACTTACTTTTATGGAAAGTCAAACTAGAAGAGCGTTATTTGACAACCAACCGCCCAAAACGATTTGGGTTTCATCTTCGAGATTGCAATGTGCAATGAATGGCGATTTTGATACATATAAAAAAGGCACAGGAACAGCAATCGCATACGCTTGGTATGTTTGGGAAAAAGGATATACAGGACAAACATCTGTAAGATGGTTCAATTAAGGAGGACAACCCATGAACACCCGCATATATTACGCATTAGAATTCGCCGTTGCAATGTTTCTCGGTTTGGGATTGGTTTTAGCTGCACCCATAATTGCAGAGTTGGTGAGGTAACAACATGACAAACTGCCCCATAGATTGCCCCACACGCACAGCAGGCTGTCAAATATCCTGCCCCATATCAAAGGCACACGAAGCCGAGAAACACGCCAGATACGCAAAGCAACAGGCAGAGCGCATATCACAGGATATACATATCAATGCCATTTTAAAGGCGAAAAGGAAGAGGCATTTAGTTTATGGATAGAAAGGAAGTGTGGCGGTGTTGAAAAATCCAAACGACATTCCGTTAGAGGACGTGGAGGCTCTGTACAAATTTCTTCAAGGAGAAGTGCCTGAGTGTCTGCAAATTGACTATCCTCCCAAATTATCTGAACAAGAGGCTTTTAGCATCATTTATTATTTGCAAGAAGTTTTATTTTTGTTGCCAGACCGCTATGAGCGTTGCGATAAGTGTGGAGATTTATACGACTCCAATCAAGAGGGAGCAACAATTAGCGAGGATTCCGAGCCGCATATTGTCGAAGACGACGACGGAAATGAAATAGAAAAAGCGTGGGACGAATCTGAATATGGCTTTTATTGCGATTGCTGCAGACCCGATTAAAATAACCACAACATGAAAGGAGCATTATGGACAAGCCAAAAGTATTTATCCGCGCAGAAGTCGTGCCAGTAAAGAAAATTCATGTTCATTGGTATTATCGCAAAACCGAACCCAAACAGTGGAAGATTGACCGCTGCTTATCATTCTTTTTCGATAACGGTTATTTTCAAGATGTAATCACAATTGACGAAGACGGCTACCTTGATGATGGCTACATAAAATATTTGTTTCTGCTTTACTCAGGCGTTGAAAAAACAAAAGTCATGCACGTTGTTGTGAAAGAAACGGTTAAGCCGATAGTTGAAACACCGATAACACCGCCCGAACCGATAAAGAAGCCGACTTGGTTTCAGAGGTTAAGGCAAGATTTGAGGAGTGCGTGAAAGGAGAAAGTACATGCCAACTAAAACAGCACAAGGCGTATGCAGAGCCAGAGGAACCGATAACGCTTGCTTGATGCAAGTCATAGTTACAACGGCATTATGCGGTTTTGGAACACCTGACGACCCCGCCAGAAGAATAATGCAATATTGGGATTTGCAAGGGAATCTATTGGCGGTTAACGACCCGCTTTCGGAGCTTAAAGAAATTCCAAAAAATGATGAACCCGACAACGCATAAAAACAGCCCCTAACGATTGCACTCGTTAAGGGCGATTGGGAAAAGTAACTAACCGCATTATAAGCGGAATTGAAAGGAAAAGTCAAGTATGAATGAATATTGGTCTGCTCACACAGGCGCGGAATATGAAGCAATGTTACATTCGCAACAAATGGACAATTACTCGTATCAGTGCGAAAGAACCGCGCCGCACGTTATTCACAACGCGCAAATTATAAAAGACGGAAACGCATGGCTTTGCATTCTTGGAGATTTGCCAACGGGAGTTGTTGGAGTTGGAGATACTCCAAAACAAGCGTGTGATGATTTTGATAGGGCTTGGTGTGCAAATGCTTAACGCTTGCCCCGAACACCCCGACATATCCCACGCATTACGCACAGGCGAACCATTAGAGGTTAAATATCCAGAGCGTGACGATGTTGTCGAGGTTGATGTTGCGGAAATCAGAAATAAACAAATGAAAGGTGATACATATGAAAGTTAAATGCACAGGATACAAGCAAAATCGCGAGAAATATTTTACTATCGGCAAGATTTATGAGGTTAACGCTGACGGCACGTTAACGGATGATACAAATTTTAAGTACACAGCCCTTGTGTGTGGCACAAATCCAAACGATTGGATATTGTCACATTATTACGAGTTTGAAACCATTACAGCCGACACCTACGAACTCCACATCACTTGCAACGATGGCAAGACCACAAATGCAGTTTACAAAGTCAACGGCAAGATTGAGAAACGTACAGAAGCCGTTTGTTGTCCGTCAGATACGTTTGATTTTGCTATCGGCGCACAGACAGCGTTTGACAGAGTTTTTCCGAAGCCGATAAACATTCAATCAGACACTCACCCTTGCGCTACACAGCCTATCGCGCCGCAGGAGGACAAGTCAAGGTTTAAGGTTGGGGATAAAGTAAAAGTCACAAAGCCTATTTGGGGCTGCGGATGCGCTCAGGATGTTGTTGGTATAGTGACCGACGAGCCATACACAAATGGTTTAGTGCCAGATTGGAACAAAGGCGTTGAACTTGTAAACGTACTCAATGCTAAAGGTCGTATTTATAGTGTTAACGCTGATGGTGTTGAACCCTACACCGAACCCGAAAAAGAGCCAGAGCCAGTTTATTTTAGTGGCGCAGCAATTGCAATAATTAACGAAATTGACATAACGAAAGGAAAGCAATACACATTTGAAAACGGATATATGACCGACAATGATAAAACAAAAAGACCAATGCGGCGCGACCCAATAAAATCCGTTTCTGACGATTGGTTTAAAATAAGATTCATCCCCTATCTCGGTGAAGCGTGATGGATGTTGAGGAAATAAAAGCAAGATTGCAAACGGCTGATAAAGAAACTTTTTGGGAAGATGTAAATTCAAATTTAGTCTTTGAGGACATACCCGCGCTTATATCCGAAGTTGAACGCCTGACAACTAAACTAACCGAAACCACCGCAGAACGTGACGCATTGTTGAAGTCGTTTAAGGTGAAGCCTGTTGGGTTGGAAGAAAGGGGAGATTAGTAATGGAAAGATTGACTTATAGACTGGCATCTGGCGCAACAAACCTTATGGGAATTGCCGAAGCAAAGACCCCTTTTGAAAAAGCGGTTTTAAGACAAGACGGATGGGAGCGCCTTGCAAACTATGAAGACATTGGCACAGTCGAGGACTTCCAACGGCTTGTTGCCAAGATGGTTAGCTGTCCCAAAGGATGGCGAGGAACGCGGGACACGAGATATATTTGCCCTTGTTGTAAAAAAGCGGTGCGGAACGATGAAAGCTATTGCCACAAATGCGGACAAGCTCTTTTGTTTCCAAAGCAAGTTTACGATAAGGAAAACAATAAGATTTGGCTTGACTTTAGCAAAGAAACAAAGGAGGCACTAAATAATGGCGTTTGAAAAGCTCGGCGTGGCAATCGAAATATCAGAAATCCAAAGAAAAATCGATTCTCTAACAATTAGGCAAAACGAGTTAAAGTTGTCAATCTTGTGGCCTAAAACCAATTTTGAAATACTAAAAGCTATGCCCATTGATGAGCTTGCCGAGTTTTTAGATAACAATCGCAAACAAGCCTATGATGATATGCGCGCCGACAGAGACATTTATTACAAATCGCACAAAGAGGGCTGGAAAAGTTGGCTCGAAGAAGCAGCCGAAGCACTGGCAAAGGAGGACACCGCCAATGACAAATGAAGAAGCAATCAACGGATTTGAGATTGACAACGCACTTTTAGGCAATTCGGAGCAAGGAACCATCGAAAGGAACAACTTGGCAATTATTGCCCTCCGTGAGCAAGCCGAGCGTGAAAAAGGGTGCTTATCTTGCAATAGTGATGAATGGTATTTTAACCGTTGGTGCTGGATTGATGAAAAAGGCGACCCATGCCATCAAAAGATTAAATTTTGCCCCATGTGTGGCAAACGATTGGAGGCAAGCCGATGACAAATGATTTGATAAGCCGCGAAAAATTAATAGATTGGTTTCGTCCATACGGTCAAAATGACGAACATATCCCATTTGAAGAGCTTGTTGTGTATACAAGAGATGATGCTCCCGCCGTTGATGCGGTTGAGGTTGTCAGGTGTTCCGAGTGTGAATTTAAAAGCACAAAAGGTTGCGCGGAAGATACTATTGTTTGCGACAAACTCGGCAACTTTTACAGCGTAAATCACGCCTGTAACGAGGGCAAGCGCAGAGAAAGCGAGAACACGCCATGAAAGACAAAATCTGTATCATTTGCGGCACAGAAATCAAAAATGCATATGGTCAAACGAAATACTGTCCGACTTGCCGAGAAATTGCAAGGCTTGAAACCATTCACAAATGGCAACACGCACAGAAAAAGCCAACACAAACAATCAAGTGTGTGCGTTGCGGAAAAGACATGTTGAAAATCGGCAATGTCAAAAAGTATTGTGAGGGTTGTCGAGTCGAAGCCAACCGCGAACAAGCAAGAAAGTATGAAGCCGATAAGGCAAGCGGTAAGAGGTCGCCAGCAGTAACGCAAAAGCACAATACGCCTCTTAAAGGCGAATACCGAGAACAAGCATTTTACCCATTAGTTGCCGTTGTTCAACCTAAAACGGCTTTTACATACAGTCAGATTAAACAACTTGCTAATGCTAAAGGCGTGTCGTATGCCGAACAAGCAAAGGCGATGGGATTATAGGGAGGATTTTTTAATGGCTGATAACGTAAAACACCCCAACCATTATTGCAAAGGCGGTTTGGAATGTATCGATGCCATAAAAGCAGTGGTCAGCACAATTACAGACCCTTTTGAAGCGTATTGCACAGGCAACATCATCAAGTATATTTGGCGTTGGAACGACAAGAACGGCATTGAGGATTTGCGCAAAGCAATGCAGTACATAGAATTCGTTGAGCAGTATCGAACAAGCAAGCAAACCCCTGACCCCCTCGAAATGGGCGAAGAAGATGTATCAGAACCCATCGGATTTGCCGAAACAGCCACAGAACCGAGTGAGCCTGTCAAGGGGAAATATGAGGGGTTGAGTAATGATGAAATACTTGACAAAATTTGCTTAGGTCATCCCTGCAATGGATGCGTTATGGTGGAAATCGTACCCTCTGGCACGGCTTGCCGTTATTGGGTACATAACAACCCCGAAGAATTCCGCAAAATCGCAATTGATTGGCTTGAGAAGCAAGATGGATTGGAGGGGAAAGCATGAGCGCATTATACACAGCTTTAGCATGGATAGTAATAATCGGAGGAACATTCGGGTTTTGTGTGCTTGCGCTGATGGTATCGGTTGAAATCCATAAAGCTATTGAACGCATTGTCAACCTGAGGAAGCCACAACCGCCAGAGGATAAGTAAAAGGAGGGGTTGTAAATGACAGAAAAAGAATACCGCCGAGAAAAGCGAGATAAGTTTATTTTCGTGTGCGTGTTGGTTGCGTGCGGTGGCGTGTGGGCGTGGATGTTATTAACAACACTATTTAAAATATAAGGAGGAATATTAAAGAATGAAAACAACTCGAATTACAATACGCAATTTGTTCGGAATTTCCGAATGTGACCTTGATGGAAAAAGCATTGAACTGTCTGGCCCGAAAGGTTCCGGCAAAACATCGGTACTCGATTCAATCCGTTACGCGCTGACAAACCGCAGTGACCGTGACTACATAATCAGACAGGGCGCAGACGAGGGCGAAATCATCATTGAAACCGACACGGGGTTATCCATTGACCGTAAAACCAGAACGACTAAAGCAGATTCAGTCAAGGTCAAAGATGGTTCGATGTTGCAGAGCCGACCATCTGAATTTCTTAACTGCATATTTACGCCGTTGCAGCTTAATCCGGTTGAATTTTGCGAAATGAACAGGCAGGAGAAAAACCGCGTCATTCTTTCCCTTATCGAGTTTGCTTGGGACACCAACTGGATTCGTGAAAAGTTCGGTGAGATACCGCAGAACATCGACTACTCAAAGCATATCCTTGAAGTCCTCGCAGATATACAGGCAGATAACGGCGCTTACTATCAGTCACGGCAGGAGATAAACAGCCGCAAGCTGCATATTCGCAAATCTGTTGAAGATATTGCAATGACCATTCCGGCGGGCTATCAGTTTGAAAAGTGGGACAAGTATTCGCTTGGTGAGAAATATGCGGAGTTAGAAAAAATCAAAGAAAACAATTCCGTTATAGCCAGAGCAAAATCGTTCCGTGACGCTTACAACGACAAGAAGCGCGGCATTCAAGCCACAAGGGACATAGAGATAAACGCCGCCGAAAAGGCAATTCAGAGTGAACGCGAGGGGCTTAAATCTACCGTTGAGAGATTGAAAGCCGAAATAAAAGCCGCAGAGGACAAGATGGCAAAGCTCGGCGATACCTTAAAGGATAAAACCGATGTTATCGAAGCGAACTATACTGCCGCAATTGCAAAGCTTGACGCTGATATTGGCATTTCAGACAAGTACGCCGACAAGGAGCCTACTGATGTAACCGCGTTGACCGAAGAAATCACCACCGCCGAAGCTATGAAAAAGCACCTCAACGAATATTCTCGCATGAAATCCATGCAGACCGAAATTGATGCGCTCCAAGTCCAGAGTGACGAGTTAACCCGTAAGATTGAGATTGCCAGAGAGCTGCCGGGCGAAATCCTTAGAACCGCTACAATTCCAATTGAGGGGCTATCGGTTGATTCGGACGGCGTTCCGCTTATTAACGGCTTGCCAATATCCAACCTATCTGATGGCGAATTGCTTGACCTCTGCGTGGAAGTATCAATCAGCAAACCCGGACAGCTTCAAATCATCCTCATAGACGGTGCGGAAAAGCTCGATTCTGATAGCCGCGATAAGCTCTATAAGAAGTGCAAGGATAAGGGGCTACAGATTATAGCCACTCGCGTAACTGATTCTAATATCTTGGAGGTAACGGAACTATGAGCGAACAAACCCACTGGAAAAAGCTGACCAACCCCGATTATCTCGGAGCCTATGCGCTCGAACCGGGGCAAGACATAACGGTAACAATCAAATCCGTAAAGGTTGAAAACATTATTGGAGCTGACGGCAAAAAAGAGGACTGTACGGTTGTGCGTTTTGTCGAGAACGTCAAACCAATGATACTCAATGTGACCAACGCAAAGACGCTCGAAAAGCTCTTTAAAACACCATTCATCGAAAACTGGTCTGGAAGAAAAATTCAAATCGGCGTTGAATCGGTCAAGGCGTTCGGGGACGTGGTCGATGCACTCCGTATCAGAAAGTTTCTTCCGCGCGAAACAGGAACAGCTAAATGTTCCGATTGCAAGTCGGATATTACGGCGGCAGGCGGCATGACACCGCAACAGGTCGTGGCGTTCAGCCAAAAGCGGTTTGGGGCAACATTGTGCGCCGCCTGTATGAAGAAGCGCGACGAAGCCAAGAAAGCCGCAGAGAAGCCCGCGGAAGAGCCTGTAAAGATTGACGAAACCGCAGCCGTCGAAGCGGAGGTAGCAGAATGATTCTGACCGAGGAAAACTATTTTAGCAAAGAAGCTCAATCACTCTATTTCGGGACAAGCCAGTTTAAATCCTTTATGAAGTGCGAGGACGGTGCGCTTGCGGAACTCAACGGCAAATGGGAACGCGAAGAATCAACTGCGCTACTGGTCGGTTCGTATGTTGACGCTCACTTTTCTGGAACACTGGATTTATTCAGAGCGCAGCACCCCGAAATCATTTCGTCTACTGGTAAAACAGCGGGACAGCTCAAAACTGATTATCAGCAAGCCAACTACATAATTCAGCGTATCGAGCGCGACCCCGCGTTTATGGAAGCTATGTCCGGCGGCACACAGGCAATAATGACAGGCGAAATTGAGGGCGTTCCAGTAAAAATCAAGGTTGATAGCCTTAGACCAGACAGAATTGTTGATATGAAAATCATGCGAGATATGGCTGAAATATACGACAAGGAAATGCACGAATGGCAACCGTTCTGGAAAGCGTGGGGCTACGACATTCAAGGCGCAATATATCAAGAAATTGTCCGGCAGAATACAGGCTTACTACTTCCGTTTGGTTTGGCTGTTGCCACTAAGGAAAAACCCGAACCAGACATTGCGTTAATCGAACTGCCCCAAGTTGTTCTGGACGAAGCGTTCGGAATTGTTCGAGCCAATATCGTTTATTTCGATGGACTGAAAAAGAGCTTATATGAGCCGGAGCGGTGCGGTAACTGCGATTGGTGCCGCTCAACAAAAGTATTAACAGGATGGGAGACCTTAATCAATGCTGAATAAAACAATCCTGCAGGGCAGACTTGTTCGTGACGTTGAGCTACGAACAACAGGCACAGGAACTTCCGTGGCAAGTTTTACGGTTGCGTGGTCGGAAAAATACAAGGAAACCGAAACAAAATGCTTTTTGCCTTGTACTGCTTGGAGAACAACGGGCGAGTTTGTACAGAAGTATTTCACAAAAGGTCAGGAGATTCTTGTTGAGGGTACGCTGTCAACCCGCGAGTGGGAAGACAAAGAGGGCAATAAGCGTTCCACAATCGAACTAACTGTTGACAAGGCTCATTTCTGCGGTTCAAAAAGTTCTGGCGGTGGTGGTTTTTCTGAACCTACCGGTGGGGAGCAAGGTGGTTCGGCGTTCTCCGAACTTGACAACGGCGACGGCGACCTCCCGTTTTAGGCGGTGCAAATGACTATTTTTGAGGACACGCGAAACCCTATAGCCAAACACAAGAACATTCACGACCACTGCGACGCAAATGGTATCAAAATTGAGCGCACAAAGCTGTTCGCGGGGGATTACACCTTGCCTACAAATCAAACCATTTGCGTTGATACCAAAAAAGATTTGCAAGAGGTGTATAGCAACGTCATACAAGACCATGTGCGGTTCAAGGCTGAAATATTAAGGGCGACAGCTAATGGTATAAGGCTGATAATCCTCGTTGAGCAGGAGGGCATCAAATCGCTCTCCGATGTGCCAAACTGGAAGAATCCGCGAGTGGCGCAATGGCACAAGATACATAACGCCCATAAAGCGGGAAAAATGATGAAAATTAAAATCAGCAGTTCACCGCCTGCGAACAGCCTAAAACTCGCAATGACCATGACCAGTATGGCAAACCGATATGGCGTCGAATGGCAATTCTGCGACAAGTCCGAAACAGGCAAGCGGATTGTTGAAATACTTGGAGGTGGATAGTATGAATAATTATGCAAAACAACTGCGTAAATATGAAGCCTACAAAGCAAAGTTACGCAGAACATGCAAAACATCAGTAGAGTATGAACAAAAAGTTAAGGCTATCACCAAAAAGAACAAAATCTAACGAAACGAGGTAGCCAAAAGTGGCAGAAACTAAAGACGCATTTGTATGCTACCGAAGCTACATAGAAGCCATAAACCTTTTACCAGAGAATAAGCGGTGGTCATTCTTTGAAAAGATAATCGGATATGCCCTTGATGATATTGAGCCGAGACTAACAGATAATGACTCCAAGCTTGCGTTTACGCTGATGAAAGCCAACCTTGACAGTTGCAATAAACGATACAAATCAAGCGTAGAAAACGGGAAAAAAGGTGGCAATCCCAACTTTCAAAAAGGAACTCCAAACCCATACCACAAAAAATTATGTAAATCAATAGATAACCCCAATGATAATGTAAATGTAAATGAAACATTATTAAGCGAGTCGGAGGGAGAGGGCGAAAACGCCCCTCCTCCTCCCGCAAACAAACAATTTCTAATGGGCGGCGAATGGTACGAATATTTTATGCCCGAAGATGGCGATAGGGAGATGGTGAGAAAAATTGACCGACCTCCACAATGAAATATTTGTTATCGGCAGTTTACTCATATCGCCCGAAACGCTTGATATCGTATCAGCTTCGCTTACAACAAGCGACTTTGGGGACGAATGGTGCAAAGCGGCATATCTAGCGGCGGTTGAGCTGAACGATAATGGAGAAAAAGTTGACATAGCCTCAATCAGCGAGTTAATGAGCAAAGCGGGCAAAAAGGATAATGCTGCATGGCTTATTAACTGTATGAACAACACAAGCACCGCCGCTAATGTCGAGCTATATTGCAAGCTGACAAAGCAAGCCGCAAATAGGCGCAGACTTCTTGATATTGCGGGTCAGATCGGCGACAGCGTTGACGATTGCGAAGATTGGCAAGCAATTGTTTCCAGAGCCGTTGAACAAATTGACGATATAAAAGACGCGGCAAACACCGACATTGTATCAAGCTCGGATATGGCAAGCGGTTGGCTAGAGTATTACGATAAAGTGTCGGTCAATCCAGACTTCGCTTTCTGTCGGACAGGCTTTAAAACGCTTGATTCAAAGTTAGGCGGCGGTATGTTTCGCAAAGGCATGTATATCATCGGCGCACGTCCGGGCATGGGCAAAACAACACTTGGCGTTAACATAGCGGAAAACATTGCAAGACGCAATAAAAGTGTGTTGGTCATATCACTTGAAATGAGCCGTACTCAAATCATGGCAAAGCGCATGGCGAGAACGGGCAAATTGAGCTATAACAAGCTAATGGCAGGCGGTATGACCGACACAGAGCGTGACAAAGCGTTAGAAACGGCGGCGGTGCTATCGGATAGACCGTTTAATCTGATTGACAAAAGCAAAATGACCGTTGCTGATATAGGTAGAGCAGCAAGGCAAATCAAAGGGCTTGAAGCAATTGTTGTGGATTATCTTGGGTTAATAAAACCCGATGAAGTCAATTCTAATAAACCGCGCTATGAGGAAATGACGGATATTTCAGCCAACTTAAAAGCTCTCGCAAAACTGTTGGGCATACCCATTGTTGTCCTCTGCCAGTTGAACAGAGAAAGCACCAAAAGCAAAGACAAGCGCCCACAATTGCAAGATTTGCGCGACACAGGCGCAATTGAGCAAGACGCTGACGCAGTTATATTACTACATAGACCAGAATACTATTCCGACAAAAACGCAAAGGATTACATTGAACCAGAGTTTGAACAAATCGAAATGATTGTTGCAAAGAACCGTCATGGCGAAACAGGATTAGCCGAAATGGTATGGTGTGGCAAAACTGGCGATATATCAGAGTTGGATTTTACAAATAAAGATTTACCATTTGAAGATTAGGGGGGGCAATATGTCAACACACTGTTATAAGTGCAACCACAACTACAAAGATGGTGCTATTAGCATTTGCCCCCACGAAGCGGTACAAAAGCGATATGGCGAAACAATTTGTGTGCATTGTTGTTTGGGTTGCAAACATGTTGTGAGAACGCCAATGACAAGCATGATTAAATGCGGATATACAAAGGAGGAAAGCAAATGACAAAAACAAACGACATAACAAGCAAAGGTCAAAAAAGCGGTTGGAAAGACTTAGCGTTAGCAATCGTTGAAAAAGCTGTCACCGATTGGCGATACTTATGCAATGGCGGTGAAGAAGTTAAACACCTAACCTTTGACGAACTGGAGCACTTTTTCAAAACCGATTGTGCAACATACGCAATGTTTCTGGACACAACCGCTGATGATATATGGCAGAAAATGAAAGACGAGCGAATGTTGGCGGGATTATAAATACATATTAAAAAGGGCGAGAGGTAATCCTCCCGCCTTTCTTTATTTTGAACTTGTAAGTATTAGTTGCTAGTTCACTTCTGGCAATCCCGCGATACTAGTCAATAGTGAAAGAATACCCGCCAAGAGCGACGCACTACCGACCACTACCCAATTGACTTCACTTACGAGTGCGGTTGTGCCGATTGTTGCGATTGCTGTCTGCGCCACTGTTTTGATTGCACGGACTGTCGCCGCCTTTAACCATGTTTTGTTCACACTTTTACCTCCGTTATAATGGCTTGATAGCCTTTTTGTTTAAGCTCTGCCTGTAATGTTTCTGCGCTTGCCTTAACGGTAAATGCTCCGACTTGCACATGGTAGATTATGTTGCTAGTTGGTACCGTTTCAATTGCTGCCATTTTGTCGAATGGGAAATTCTTTCCGGGGCAAGCGGTTTTATTCAAGTCGCTGTGTCGTACGGTTTTTGCATCAGGATATTTTGCGCGGAGATAAGTGAGAAGCTCTCGACCCGCTTTTAGCTGTGCGTCAGGCATTGTTTCAACCTCAAAATTACCCTCAAAGCAAATGCCGATAGAAGTTAGGTTAAACCCCTCTGTATGCCCTCCTGCGGCGTTTTCCTCTCGTCCGTGATAAACTGTGCCGTCTTGACGCACATAGAAGTTATACGCTATGCCACGCCACTTATTTTTCAAATGCATAGCGTGTATCTGTTCGGGCGTAAACTTGCCTTTTGCTCCGACATGATGTAAAACAATCTTATCGGTTTTCGTGCGTAGCGTTGCGCTATATGCCCATTTATAATTAGGCTGTATGATATTCAATGTATCACTTCCCTTTTCTGTTGGCTTGTCTAGCCAAACGCAAACAAAATTGCTGACAATTCGAGTGCTTGTAATGTCCTCGTCAGGTGTATCAATCTGTGAGCTACCTCCACCGTCAAGGATAATGCCATTAATGCAACCGTAAGCAAACAGTTTGTCGCGTGTCTGTGATAGCGTGATTGGAGATTTGTCGTCCGTGCAAACAATAACCATCGAACCGTCTGCTTTGAACCCAAAAGCGGTACGACCTCTCGAACCGCCCATTCCGACTGCGTTATCGTTTAGTGGCTGTTTTTCGCCATTATGTATCACCCAAAGACACGACAAATAATTGTCAACCGCAAGCATGTCGTTACTGTTCATAACTTTTGGTAGCTCGTTGTCATTCCAGCCGTAGCCAAAATAACTCCATTGGTCATTGCTTAAGGTTTTACCGCCAACGCGAATATCGCAACACGGAGAGTAATCGCTCCAATTGAACAACGAACCATTCATAACATAATCCGCGCCCGTTATAGCTTTGATTTGTGCCATAGACAACTTTTGCGTTCGGTTATCGAATATTGATATTTTTGCGGGTTTAATTGTCTTAACCGTTTAAATCACCCAACCTTTTCCTTTAGCACCGCAATATCAGTGTCGTGCTTGTTTAGCTTTTCGTCATGCTTTTCAACAACATCCCAAATTGCGATATGTTCCTCTGCGTTGCTTTTTTCGTTGCCTTTTATGCTGTCGGTTAAACCTTTTATTGCCATCGTGTTCTCTGTCAGATTTGTGTTCCACGCAAGCAATGGTTTCACAAACGCGCTGACCAGTCCAACAAGAACCACAATTACGCCAACAACCGCCCATTCATTCAAATTGGTTTCCTCCCTATCTGTTTTGAATTACCGCGCTCTTAGCGGCATCGAAAGCTTTGTCACGCAGTTTTTTTATTTGCTCTGCTGTGGTTATATTCGTTACGCGGGAGTTAAAATAGTTTGCATAGGTATTTTTAAATGTTTTCTTTTCCTTGTCGGTCAGTTCATATTCTACGCTGTCCTTTGCGACCTTTGCAGGAACGCTCATGCTTATCATTTCGGAGTCTTTGTTGGTCAGGTAGAGCGATAACAAATGCTTTGAAGTAGTTAAATACGGCAACATTGAAGATTTGTCTTTGCTTGTGTAAAGTGTGCCGACAAGCTCAATTGCCTGTTTATCGGTATACCCTTGACTGCCAATGGTTTTAATTCGCTGATAGTCAGACACTTCTTTTTCGCCTTGCACGGGAGTTAATGCAGACATTGTTTTGTTGAGATTGTACGCCTGTCTTTGGGTAACTCCTGCGGCTTGATATTTTGCAATCTTTGCGCCAGCGTCTGCGGACGGAATATACATTTCTCCACGTGCTTCAACGGTTGACATTCTGGCGTTAGTTGTTGCATCGGAATATATGGATGAAACTGCCTTTGCCTTTTCAACATCGGTCATGTTCTTGTACTCTGCGCTTTTGGTGAGTTTGTCCAGTTCCTTGTATGTGTACTGTCCGCGTGTTTTCTGGAACTTCTCCCATTCTTGCGGGGTCATGGTGTACTCTGTACCGTTACCGCTGAATGATAGGCCACTTTTGCTTGTGTACTCGCTCCAATTTGGCAATACCGAAGAGTCATCGGTTGCTTTGTAAAGTCGCTGTACTTCGGAGTCGATTGCGGTTTTCTGCGTTTCTCCGATAAAGCCCGGCGATAATGTGCTTTCAAGAATGTTTGAAAGTTTACCACCTTGATAGTTTGTGCTTTCCGTTCCACTTGCGCCGATTTTAGCAGGAAGTGTGTTGCTTAGTCCGGGGATTTTAGCTTTAACTTTGTTCCACGCCCTTTTGAATGGGTCGCTGTCGTATGTGTCTCTTGCAATGGGGTCAATTATCTTTGCTATCTGCTGAAACGCTGATGGCGTGAACGACGCTGGCAATCCAACTAGCATTGACTCAAGCCCTTTTCCAATATCTGTTTTACCTCCAGAACTGCTACCAAACAACTCTGCCACGCCCTCCATATAGGATTGGTTAAACATTGTGTTGATACCAGCTTTTGCGCCGTTGGATAAGATTGCGAGGAGCGTATCTCCCGCATTGTCTGATTGCGATATGTCTGCTCCCAGTGAGAGTAACGCGCCAACAACGGTTGACCAGTCGTAGGTATAGGACTTGTCACCAACGATGATTGAATATGGTTGCCATCCGGATATCTTCTTTTGATAGGTTAACGCTTCGTCTTCCTCTTTATCGTCACCGCCTGATATAAGTCCTGCTTGAGCGGCAAAGTACGCAAACGCAAGAATTCCTGTGCCTGTCATAGAGCGCGAGAGGGTATCAACAAATTGTTTCTGACTCCATGCGCTGTCTTTGATTGTTCCCGCCTTTTTGATTGCTCTGACGTACCCATAAGGTGAGTAATCTGCCAGTTTGTCGAATATGTTTGCGGGAGTCTGTGCGAACGGAATTGCAATGTCGCCAATAACTCCGAGAGAATCGCGTAATTGCATAGCTTTTTTCGCTAGTCCGCTGTTGTTTTGAAACACTCGCTCAAGTGCGTAAACGTTTGCTTCTGCAATTGCATCGTCGCTTGTGTAATCTCTGCCAAGTCTTTTCAGTTCGTCAATACGTTTTGCCTTTGCGGCTTCATAGAATGGTCTATCGCCGACTTGCAAGAGTTTGTTTAATGCGCCCTCAAATGCTTTGCCGACTGTACTTTTTAATGCGGGAGTCTGTGGCATTTCGTGTTGCGTTGGGGAGGTATCGACTTTGTTTTTAATATCCTTACCCCATTCGGTTAAACCTTTTTTAGCACCGATGAATTCAGCTTTTGCCGTTGCAATAGGATTGAAAGAAGTTGTGCGCCAATCAGTTTTCGCAATTTTGGTAGTCGCCATATCAACAAGCGTTCCGGGCGCGTCTTTTATATCCTCAAGCAATCCGAATATTACGTTACCACCCGCGTTTCGAGATATAAGCGTTTTGGGGTTGAGCAACATTGCAATTCTACGCACAGCAAGCACTTTTTCTTTTCCTGTGACTGGCATTTTGTCCACAACAACTCTTGCAGCTCTGTTCAAATAAACACGTTTTTGATAATCATTATCGGTTTCCTGTGCAAGCTTGTTCAGCTCATAAATTTTTTGAACGTCTGTGGCGGTTAGGGATGGTATACCATATTTTGCGCTAACCAAATCAACTATCGCGCTATCGTCGAACACGCCAGAATTTACAAACTCGTTAACCCTCTGCGTCATAGTTTTTTGCTGTTTCGGAGTTGTCGGCTTCAATAGCTGTTCAATTTTCTTTTGTGCTCTAATGGCAAGCTCGTCGTAGAACTTGTCTGAAATAGCCTGTGCCGCGCTTTTGGCTTCGTCCGCGGTCAAATCGGTATCAGCTAGAATTTTGTTAGTAACATTGTCAAGCAACACCGCTTTGTCTTGCCAGTTCGACATAAGAATATCATTGTATTTCACGCCGTTTTCTTGCAAAGCTTTCCCAAGTGTAGCCCATGTGTTTATACCGTTTCCGGCTAGCCAATTGTTGAATATTTCGAGGGTTTCTGGGTCGTTTGAATACTTTTCGTTGATGTAGCTCTGCGCTCTCGAAATTGCCGCTTGATACTGTTCGGAATTTGCCCAATAATTGCGGAGAGTGTTTGTTGAAAGGTTGGTTTTAATTTTGGTTGGAATTGCTTGTGGTGCGGAATTTTTAGTAATCCTAACGAGGTCTTTTAACATGGTTTGCATAGTGCTGTCTATTCTTGCGGTTTTGTTTTTGGAATTAGCGTCAATCTGTTTGGAGAGTTTTATCGACGTATCTCTAATCCACCATTCAACAGCTACGTTCGCGGGGTCTGCGGCTCTTATAGACTCGTTTGCAGATTCTCTCATAGCTTTTTTGGTGGTATCTGAATCAGCCTTAATTTTACGACCTTTTTTTGTGTCAACTTCTTTGCTAAGTTCTTTCTTTTTCGTCAGCTTCTTCTCGGCTTCTGCAATGACTTGCTGTGCCTTGATGACTGCACCCTCTGGCGTTTTCTGAAAAGCCTTGAACGCTTCGATTGTTTGACCGCCAGTAGTTCCGCGCTTTTGAATAGCCTTAGTCCATTTGTTCAGCTCCGCATAATCTCCGCTTTTTTCAGCATCAGCAGATACTTTGTCAAGTATTTTCTTTGAAGTGTAAACATCTTCATCCGTCCATTGCTGTTTTGAATTCAAGTCTGCAACTTCGCCGTCAAAATCAACATCGACTCTTTGCTGTGAAGCGGTTTCGTTTACGGCTTTACCTCGAACGTCATATTGATAATCTTCGGGTTTCATTTGCGCTCTTTGTTCATCCGTAATGGAGTCGGTTTTTTGGAATGTATTTGTGAACACTTTGGAAGTTTTTTGTTCGGGTACAAACGAATTGCTTGTTGCTCCAACGCTGTTTGGAAGTGTTGTTTTCGCTTCTGGCGCCGTTTGCTTCGCTTCTACTGCATTCTGCTCCAAAGTGGGTAACTTGACCAGATTAGGCGTAATGTTGTTTGTGATAGGTTGTGTGGCTTGCTGTGGTACATTCTGCGTGGGTTTTGCAAGGTTTGGTGTAATAGTATTTGGCTGTGTAGCGTTTGGCGTGTTTTGTGTATTTGAACCACCTATACCGCCCGCAAATCCACCAACAATTGCTCCAACAAGTCCGTCATATAGAATTTGTTCAGCGTTCCATGTTGCGTTGGGGTCATATGTAATCTTCTGATAAAGCGGAGAAAGCGTTGACTCCAACATTTCCTCTAGTCCCTCGCCAGCTCCTGCGGCAATTCCCGTTGCAACCTTATCGGAAATTACTCCGTTTTTAACCAGCTTGCTAATGACGCTAGATGTTGCTTTCTGTAGAACACCATCCAATGCGCCTTTGCCGTATGCTTTGGAGAGTACGCCGCCAACGTTTGCAAGTTTTCCAACAAGCCCCGCCGTTGCCGCTGTTAGTCCTCCGTATATGCCTTGCTCAAGCTCTGAACCGCCGCTGTTTTTGGCTTGTTTTGCCGCGCTACCAAACGAACGAGCAACCATAGGAGCAATAGAGCCACCACCAGTTAATGCCGCAAGTCCAATATCGCCTGCCAGTTGCAGACCGCCTACACCTACATCAATTGCAGTTTTACCAAGTCCTGTTGCTCCACGTTTTGCTTCTGCTATATCCTGTGCTCCGCTATCCATTAGAGTGTCAGAAGCTTTGCCTAGTGCATCCTTTACAAACAAATCGTTGTACTGCTTGATAGCCCATAAAGGCGTTGCAGGAACTTTACTCGCCCAGTCAAGAGCGTTAACGGTAGACCCCACAAAATCCTTTGTTGCGCCAGATACCGTCCCCGCAACCCTATCAAACGTGGTCGGGTTAGGTGAAACCATAGGTTTGATTTCGCCTTTTGATATTTTATTTGTGTAATCAATAATTTCCTTTGGAGTCATTGCTTTAGGCTGGTTAGCTTTGATTGCGGCTAATTCTTGTGCGGTTGGAGCCTTGGCAGTCAACTTGGTTTGCGGAGCCGTAGCAAGTCTGTTTTGAACATTTGCCATCAAGTCGCCTTTGACAACATCAGCTTTAGCGGGAGCGGCTAGCATTTTTTGAGTAAATCTGCCGTTTGCGTCTTTTGCTTTTTTTGCAGATATTTCGTCAACAACAGTACGCAAAGGTTTTATAGGCTTGCGCGATACACCGCTTGCGTTCATTATGTCTGCAAACTTGCCGCTTCCGCTACTAGCCGATTGAGTTGCAAAATTTTCATTTGTGCTTTGACCCATGTTTTCGTTCATCAGGTCTGCAAATTTTTTCATATTGAACTCCTTTGGCAATTATCGTGTTCGTCTAGCGTCAAGCACAGATTTGTATGCGGCATATTCTTCGGGGCTAATTCCACCAGAAGTATATTGCTTGTTTAACATTGTGGATATGGCAGCAAGGCTTTGACCACCACTGAGCCAGTTGTTAACGTTGGAGGTAGCTTCTGCCGTGCTTGTTGTGCCGCTCTCAACATCACCGTCGCCCCCACCTCTATAACTTCCACCGCCAGCCGTTTTCGCTGCTTTCAACGCCGCCGCTTCTTGAGCTAACAGCTTCTCATTTCGCCAACCTTGCAATTTATCAGCTTGCCAATTGTTTGTTGGGTCATTGTCATTCCTAACCCTATTGATTTCAGCTTGATAATCCTGATAATGTGTCATTTGCGTATCGGCATATTCTTTCTTTTCGTTGCTCAACGCATTTGCGGTATTTGTCCGATAATCGTTCAGAATGTTTGTTCTTGCGTTCTGTAACGCCATAGCTTGCGAAGTGTCAACGCCTGATAATGCGGTTGCTCTGTCAGAGTCAAGCCCCGCAAGCCTGTCCGATACAAACGATGAGCGAGCCATACCGCGTGAAAGTGCATCATTATTTGCGTTTATTTTCGCATTGTCGTATGATTTGTTCAGGTTGGCTCTCTGTATGTCATATCCTGTGCCGAGCTGATTTTGAGCCATTATGCCAGCCGCATTGTTTAGTTCGCTGTCATTTGCATATTTGCCGTATGCGGTCAAATCAGACGCTATTTTCTCTTCTTTAGACGATTGAGCCGCGTCAATTTGCGACTGTAGCGCCGCTTGTTTAGTGTAATCTGTTTCCAGTTCCTTTTGCTTTTTTAATGCGTCTTGCAATGCTTTATAATCGGTTGTTACGTTATACGCCATATTCAGCCCTCCTATCTTTAAATAATTTCAATTGACATTCCAACAATAACAATATCCCCCGCGTTGGCTGTTCCGTTTTCGCCAGTACACGCGATTGTGATTGCCGACGCTACTGCTTCGGAAGCTCCATAATTGTATGCTCCAGATGTGTTTCCGTTAAAAATCTTAGTTGCCACATATTGCGCCGTAACCGATACAGGCAATGCCTCCGCGTCGATTTCCCACGGCGTACCATTGAAAGAATCAGCTAGAGTACCAATTGTTGTTGAGCCAAATTTTAGCCTTACCGTCTTTGCGTTTCCGTTGGCAGCAAAATAACCAAAAGCTTTGATTTTTATTTTGCTATTAATATCTAATGTATTTGCTGGCATAGTATATGTTCCGAGGGTTGTTTCAGTCGTTGACGCAGGAGTTGATACAATTGCGGCTTGCAAAAACAAATTATCGGTTGTTTTGTGCTTATTAAGGAGTTGCCCTATCACTCTTTTTGTGCCAAACTCCGAATTGCTGATTTGGGGATTATATGGAGTTGCTCCCGATTCCATATGTATGTCATATCCAGAAATAACCCCATTGGAAAAAGCGTTGATATTGTTCATCTGTATGCCTGTTGCGCCAGAATTGATTTTTATGCCATCGTAGTTGTTACTATTTACACGGACGTTATTTAATTTAATATCTTGCGAAGAAGCGGTTATTTCAATTCCCGAACCCGTGTTGCTTCTCCCTGCACCGTTCAAGAACGATGAATTGTTTAACCATACCCATTTCCCATCCAAATACATTCCATCTTCTGTGAATTGGTCTACAGAGAAATTTGCCAATTCAATTCCAGCGGGGTATTCTCCGCTAACAGATTGTATTTTAATGCCAGTTTTTGCCCAAGGAATTACAACGTTTGTAAAAAATACCCCCTCGCAGCGCCCTTTTACTTCAAACCCATTGCAAGTACCGTTTAATCCCCGCGTTGTAACGTTACCAATGTACGAGTTAACAAGTCTTTCAAGTGTAAACCATGCGGTTGTCGCCCAATCGGTTGCAGATACGTCATGTTGCACCTTGTCGATTGTTAAGTCCATAATAAATGAGGTTAGCTCGTCTGTTATATCTGATGCATAAAACCTGAACCCAACGGGTCCGGTACACCAAATATTATGAATTGTTACAACGAAACAGCGGTCAATATCAATTCCGTATTTTATATCAGTAAAAGCGAGATTCTCTAAGGTTATGTTTCTCGCCTTTGTAATGTCGATACCCTTGCAATTTATTTTACCGTTTGCCTTAAACCCTATATTGCTAATTCGTTTTGGCGTTTCTGCAAACCCTTGGTCAAACTTAAAAATAGAAACGTTGTCAGCGGTTGGAATAAGAATCGCCGTATCGGCTCCCGCACCTTTGATATTAATTGCGTGGTATGGGGGTATGCTTATATTTGCAGCTTTGTATGTTCCGGCGGGAAAGTATATTGTTTTACCTGAATTCGCATCAATACACGCCTGTATTCCAACTGTACTATCAGTAGCTCCTGTTTTATCTACTCCGGAATAGTTAGTTACATATACCATTCCATCCGTGAGTTTGGTACGTTCGGCGGAAGTCAATATCTTGTTGGTTGAACTCTCAACCATATTTGCCATGCTAAATGCATCGGTATATTTGTTGTTTGGGTCGTATATTGATGCTGGCATATCTCCGGGGTCACCTTTTATGCCTTGAGGTATTCCATATGCTAAATTAATTGTTCCATTAGGATTTGTAGTCTTTGTAACTGTTGCCGAACTTCCGGCGGTAAGTGTTGTTGCTGTTGCGGTCATGCCTGTTACAGAGCCTACCGCCGTCAAAAGCTGTTCTGTTTGTGTTGGCGTAGGCTCAACTGGCGTTGCTCCTCCAACTTCATATAGAGAATTCAACACTTTCATGGTTGTTGACGCTGATACAACAATTCGTTCAGCCGTTGTGCCATCAGTTTCAAAATCAACACCGCGAATTGTAATATTCATTTCGCCCGCGTAAACAAGCGGTTCGGCAGGAATTGGCACTATGTATGCACCGCTAACAATCATTCCGCTTGTGAGGGTTATATTGACCGGATTCACTCCGTAAGTGTCTAAGAATTGAACTATTTTTGATGTTGTGCCATCCCACGCGCTATCAAACGTGAATGCAAGCGATACGGCGTTGAAACTTCCTGCTGCACCTGCATTTTTGCTCGATAGTTTTATGTTTTCGCCTGTTACTGTTGCTGTTATGATTCTATTTGCCATTACTTCACCCCTTTATTGTAGCAATACGCCCTTGTAATAAACATCGCAGTTGAGGTCGATTCTTCCTCCCGCTTGTCCAATGCTGACGTTTCCTGTATAACCCGCGCTTGAGCCTATGTAAATTGTTCCACTTGAATCAATTGACATGTTTCCACCAGAAGCAAGTTTAATTAAAGAACCGTTTATACTGACTTCGTCATACATTCCAACTTGAACTTTGCCAGAAAGATAAACATATTTACCTGTGCTGGCTTCAATGAAAATTCCCAACGTAGGCGACGGCAATATTTGTCCAAGCGTTGTTGAGCCATTTTTAATAAATATTGAGCCGTCTTTTATTTCTACAATGCCGCCAGTGTCGTGGTCTTTGCTAACGAATTTGTCACCGTCAATAATGGTGTAAGACCCTGTTTCGTCAGCTATTCTCATGCCGTCAACGGTCACAGACAAACTTGTGAGGTCGCCGTCTAAATTGCTTACGTCAACCGCAAGCCCAGTAAACACCCCGTTGGTGTCCTTGTTTAAATTGGCAAGATTCAGCCCGCCTTGCACCATTTTTGCAACGTCGTAGTTGTAATCATTAAGTCGTTTCAGCTCAAGCGGTGTAAGGCTTATTGTGCCATCAGAATTTGGACTACCTATCAACTGTGGAGGGTCAAGCCATGCGCCTGTTGTATTTGAATTTGCCATAATCAATCCTCGTCAGCTTCATAAGTTAATTCCGGCTGTGTTAGCTCAAAATTTGCGCCAGAAACATTAGAAAACTTTATTTTAAATCGTCTGCCCTCAAGATTAAGCGAAAGCGTGTATAGCTTGCCGTTTGGCGTGAGCGTGACAGTTTTTGATTTTGTCTTGCTGTCAAATGTAATATCAACCCGCATTACGCCGTTGCCTTTTGCATAAAAATACAATGTATCGGCTGTTTTGGTTACTCTAAAAGCGTCCAAATCTTGCCACGGAGTTTCCCAAAATGCGTTGATGTTTGTGCCATCAAAAGTGTTTGCGGTTTCGTTAATCGAGAACACATATCCTGTCGCGTTTGTAAACAACAGCTTGTCTTCATATTCCATAAAGTCTGTGACTGCAATTCCACGCCATATCATCAAGTTTTTGGCAAGCAAATCATAGACAAATACTGCGTTATTGGTTGTGCTTGCTCCCTCCGGAAATGCACAATACAACACGTTTTTATGTATAATGCTGACGGCGTTTTTGGCATATGTCTCGTTAATGACAATATCTTTTGCCGTGTCACCAAGTAGGTTATAAGCTGAAACACCGTTGTAATAATACAAGCCATCTTTTGACAGGAAGAACGCCCTATCCGAGCCAGATACAATCGACTTTTCGGCAATTGCGCCGACAGCGGAATATACATCTTTGACTTCATAAACTGACGGATATGTGCCGAGAACGCGACAAATTGTGTTTGTTTTGAACACTACAACATCAGAGAAAATGTTGGAAATTCCTAAGCATACGCCACCATCCCAAGTGGGAGCATCAATAACACCCGCGCCGTCTTCGGAGATTGTCCAGTTTTCGGGTCCAGTGTGACCGTCACCAATTGTGTCCGAATAGTAAATGCTATTTGGAGTTGCTTTAACGCCTGTTCCCCAAATTCGTTCCGCATGAAGCGTGATAGACTTCATTTTAGGGGGGATTCCACCTAAATTTGCAAATGTTGTGCCATCCCACTTTTTAACATCATCGGCACCGTTTCCCATAATAACAACGTCTGTAGCGCCTATTTGATAGTTGAAATAGTCCCAATCTCCGCTAGTTAGGCTTGTTGCAAGCGCTACCCATGCGGAGGTTGTTGTATTGTAATAGTAAATAGCTGTCGCGGTTGCCGCTAACAAATACGATGTAACCGCGCCTGTAGTTGTATTGTTTTTGTAAAACTTCATTAGGCGTGTTATGCCAGCGGGAGCCGCCGTTGCAATATACTTTGAATAGCCATTAATGGTTTTCAATGTTCCGCTTGACACGTCAACATTCTGTGCGTTGCGCGATTGACTAACGGCAAGTATGCTATCGTCTGCGGATTGATTTAATCCACCGCTAAAGTTTGGTATTTTAAATGTACTCATGCGTCATATTCTCCATAGTTATATGTAGCGTTTATTCTGCGCCGAGCCATTTTGCTACCACCTTTTAATGCGTTCAAGCCCTTGTTCCACTCGCCCATCCAAAAGCCATATTTATTCAACGATGTAGTTGTACCTTTGATTTCATAGTATCGAGCGGCGGCATAATAGCAGAGCAAACGCCATGAAACGGCATCTGGGAATGGATAAATATCCAAAACATCATCCATATCATCAGGGATATATTCAAACTCAACCGAAACGATTTCTGACGGTGAAGCATTACACCATATCAAGCCGTTCTGTTCAGATGTGTCAACAAGACAATCGTCTTTTTTGACCGTCACAAGTCCCCATAACGATTTTGTGAGGTCTGCAACATCAAAGCATGAGTTATCATCAAGCGTGACATTCTCGCTCGTGGTGAGCCTTATACGCTGTGCTATGATGTTTTTCGCTTCATTCAACGCCGATATCAAACGAGCTTCAATAACAGAAAAATCATCGTCGTCAACATCTGCCTTTATGTAGTCAGCCGCTTCGGTTATAAGCATTTGTAAAGTTGTCGCCATACGTCACCGCCTTTAAAGTTTTGCACTATATTTTTCAATGTCTTTTGCAATGTCATTCATCCTATATTCCTGCTCGCGTTTGAGCTCTTTCTCTATTTTTTCGTTGTGCTTGTCCACTTCGGAAAGAACATCCCCATAAAGATTGAGCCAAGCAACTCTACCTATTTGCATAATTGTCTCGCGGTCAAAATCTTCGCATGGTGTGCGCTGAAAAATTGTGCCATTGTGAAACACAACAATTTCAGCCGTATCATTATCAATTGCAACGTCAAATAGCGGGTCGAATGTGCGGATTGTTTCGCGTATATAGTCGCAGACTGCATTATCGTGGTCATAGCCTGTTAATCTCATAGTCATTAAGTCCGCAAGTGTTAAATTCATTAAGTCCATGTATTCACCTTTAAAGAAAAGGGGCGGTGTATTAAGCCGCCCCATATGTGTGTTATTGCTTATGCTTCTGTAATGTCGTCGATACGAACAAACGCATTACGCATGGTTGTGCCCATGTTGGAGTACAGGCAGAGGATAGCTTCATATGCGTCATAGCCAGAGACGTATTTCAGCATGTTTCCATCCTCCTCAAGCCAGAACAGTCCGTTATCCTCACCGCTGTTGTCGCTCATGCGGTAGAATTTCAGCTTGCTTTCGTCAACAACAAAAATCTTGCCAGTAGGAGCGTTCTTGTCAGGGATAATTGGCAAGCCGTTGTAAGCGATAGTGTCAAAGCCTCCAGTTAGGGTCATTGTGTTGACAAACTGCTTCTGTGCGGCGAGAATTGCCTGATATGCGCGACGTACGCCGTAGGTGGTATACATTGCGCTTGCCTTGCCGTTGGAGTTCTGTGTAAGCGTGTCAAGTGCTTTTTGGAGAATAGTGTCTGAGATTGCACGGCCTGTGCCGCTATTGCCCTGTACGGTTGCAATCCACCACGGATATGTGGCAACGTCAAGCCCCTGTACTGTGGTAGTTGCCGAAACAATGCCGCCAAGACCCATCATCTCAAGGTTGCGAGAGCCTGCGAGATAGACGGAATATGTATCACCGATACTTGCGGGAGTTGCAGGAGCTGTTGCAACAACGAACACGGTGGAACTTGTGATTGAAGCAACGGTTGTGCCGACAACGCCTGCGGTAGTTGCGCCAGTTGCGGTTACAAGAATGTCAATAGGCATACCGACGCGGAGCTTTGCGGTGCTGTCAACGGTGATTGAAGTTGTGGACGCACTCGCGCAAGTTGCGAGAATACCCGAACCGTCGCCAAAGAGCTGACGGGACAGGCTATCGCACATGTCGTTTGCAAGTCCTTCCATTTCGGAACGAACCGCCTTGCGGTATGCGCCCTCGTTGTTGCGAGTAGCTTTGATGGTCTGTCCGGTAATCTGGAAACGACCATACTGGTAACGCATAGGAAGAACGCTTGCCTTATAGGACTGATTGCCAGCGGTGGGAAGCGCAGAGCCTTCGCCACGTGCGCCAATACCCTCATTGCGTCCGTAGTGTAGGGGGATTGTAAAATCCTTTCCCTGAACGGAGTCGTAATCCTTGCCGATACGGTCAAGAATAGGTGTGGAGTGGTTTATCATTTCTCCCACAACTGGGGCGTACTGAGTTTTGATAATGTCTGCTAGTGTGGTAAGTGTGGTTCCTGCCATTTATGTAGTCCTTTCTTTACGGCGAACTACTCAATATCTTTCTGACATTTCCGTCCGCCTCGTCGAATGTTTTCGGTTTTGACACCATTTGAATAGGTGACGCACCGCTACCCTCTACAGGCTTGTACGATGTTTGTTTTCCGCTGATGTAGTCCTGAATCGCTTTCTGAGCAATCGCCGCTTCGTCAACTTTTGCAGGCCCCGATTTGTCGTAGACAATCAGCTTTGCGGTTCCGAGGTCGCAACCCGCTTTTTCGGCAACGGCTTTTATTTCAGCTTCATTTGCTTTGTAGAAGTCGCCCCACTTAGGGTCAGCCGATAACGCTGTGGCTTCTGCCGACATAGCTTCTTTGCGCTCGTAAGCGGAGAGCTTGTCAAGAGCCTGTTGCGCCGTACTCTTGGTAGATTGCAGCTCTTGCAAAATCTCAACAGGCACATTCTTGGTTGTGGCTTCGGCTTGCATTTCCTGATATTCAAGCGTTCTCTGCAAATCCTCATATGTCTGTATCGGGTTGCCCTCTGGCGTAGTGCCACCGAGCTTTGCAATTGTTGCGTTTACCCTGTCAAACAAAGCTTTTTCGGTTTCGGAAGTTTTCTCCTTTAGCCGCCTTGCAAATGCCTGCGTTTCGGTTTCCTGCGGTTCAACGGTTTCAATCGTAGTAGGTTCTGTAGATGCCGTGACTTCTGGTGTGGCGGGCACCTCCGATGTAGCAACGTCTACTACATCGACATTATCAGCCGAGGTTTCGGGGGTAAATTCGTTCATGGTATAGTTCCTCTCTCATTGGGCGAAGTTGAGGTTTTAGCAGCCCATATTTTTTTGTCGCCGTTACATTGCGGGCGGTGTGGAATTCATGTTTTGTGGAGTAGGTGGAGTTGCGGTTAACGACTCATCAGCTTGCAAAGCCGTATTGCCTATGAGATTTTCGAGGTAAAAGTCCATGTGCTGTTGGACGTGGAAGTCTATAATTGCCTTAATATCGTCTGGCATCTGTGCGTATGTTTCGCTTTTGCGGAATTTGTTGTGTTCCTTAACATGAGCATCGTGGTTGTAGAAGTCGCGTACATCGGGCGACATATCGCCTTGCTGGAATTTGTCGTTTTCGGTTTGAGCCTGTGAAGCGTCTTGCTCAAATTCGGAGTAAACATCATCAACAATTCCGAATTCCAAGACTTTCATAATCAACTGGCGGTCACGCTCGTTTGTTGGAACCAGCAAGCCGTACTGAACCATCTTGATAACGTAATCCTGCATAGCCGCTTTGCTTGTCTGATACATCGTTGACTCGTTTATGCGGAGGTCGATAGATGTTAGGTCAGAGCCTTTAAACTTAAATGACTCAACTTTTTTGTTATCACCAGCAACACGGATTGTTCGCTCAATGTCGTACATTTTCTGTATCATTTTGAGCGTATACCGCACATAATTTCGCTTGCAATCAATCGAGTTTGCAATTGACGGTGACAACTTTGTGTCGTCCTGTTCCTGCAAAAATCCAATTGCTGTTCCAGAAGTTACGCCAGTAGGAGTTGAGCCGTGCGAAGTTTCATGTTGACCAGATACAAATTCAAACTCACCATCCAGAATGTCGATATTTTTGTATACATCTGCACCAATTGATGGAGGGGTTAGGTATTCGGGCTTGCCTATCGGGTTATATTCGATGAATTGTCCGGGTTCGTTTGTTGGCTCTTCGTCAAGACAACCGCGCGGAGCTATCAATATTGGATTGCCAAAAAGGTTTTTACTTTCGATAATCTGCGAACGCGATTTGTTGTATTCGCGCTGAATTGGTATCAACTGCTCACATAAGCAAGTCGGCATAAGTCTGCCGGGCACTTTAATATGAAAGAATGGGAAGAACGGTAATTCGCGTTCTGTGTCGTCCTGTTCTCCAAAGCCAATGTCTTCATCGTGGAACAACACTTTTTCACCGCAAGTCGTTATCCTGCGACCTTTAGGGTATTTGCCAGACGGAAGCTCCCAATATTCGTGTATTACCGCCGAGTCTTTGAGCTTTTGATATGAAATGCCGTCACCGTTCGCGGAGAGTGTAATTAACTTAGCTTCATAAAGGTTGGTTGCGTTCAATCCGCTTTCGGCTTGTACTTCAACGCCATATGTGTCTTTTATGTATTCAACAGTGCGTATCTTGTCGTGACACGCCCATTTGACATCTTTCCAAGTCGAGCATGATGTGTCGAATTTCAACTCAAAGAACGGCACAACACAACAGTCAATGTCGCCCTCGTGTCTTTGCGCGCCCTCATAAAGCTGGGTTCCGTCCTCTGCATATTGCGGCAACGCTCTTCCTTTTTGCGGGTTCCAGTAGGGCTTCATAAATGAAAGTCCTGTGGTCAGCCCCCACAAGATGTTGTCACGGTCAAGAGCCTGTAAGCCAAGTTCGTATTCAGCCCATTCAACAACCTTTTCGGCTACTCTTGCGGCTTTAATGTCGTCGTTGTCCGTGGTCGCAGGATTGACGTACATCACAAACTTGTTCTTTGTCATTTTTGCCCACTCTGTGCGGACAATTGGCTGTACTTTGTTTGCCACATATCGTACTTGCCACGCTTCACAAGGTGGTTCAACAAGTCTGTTTGACGCTCTGTCCGTCTTAATCCATTGCTTTCCGAGGAAATATGAGATGTTCAGATATGCTTGCAATTCGTAAGGTTCGCGCTTGCATTTTTCAAGCTGGTCAGTTACGAATTTTGATAAGTCTTTTTCACTGACTATCTTTGTTTCGTCCATTCTCAATCTCCTTTCGGATGTTTTTCGGAGTAATGCTTCATCAAAATGCCTTGATTGTCACAAGTAAAGTCACACTTTTTGCAATGACGGAGTGTTTTTTCTGCTGTTATTTCAACTTCTTCCGCTTCAATCGTTTTTACATCACAAGTTGTAATGAATGGTTTTTCGCCAAGCTCGACGGCTATTTTAAAGCCATCAACGAGCCGTATTTCCTTAACCGTTATAGGCAAAAACGGTGCGTTTATCTTAATTCCAACCTTTAAAATCGCTTGTTCTTCGGAATCGGCAACAACAAATTCGTTGTATTCGCCAAAACCGCCATAATATAGCTTCATAACCACCGTTCTTTCTCCAAACCCTTAATAGCGGGGGGCTTTTCAATGCGCTTGATAGGCTTTTCGGCTCTCTCTTGCGCCTTAAACTCTGATAAACCGCTAGACTGTATGCGGTCAAGCAGTTTTGAGCGTTCTTCACGCCACTCTTTGCGCTCTTTTTCAAACTGCCGCATATTCAGCCACGCTAAAAACGCAGTTCCCAATGCGGAAACGATACATATTGTAAAAATCAATATTTCGGTTACCAATAGTTTGTCCTCCGAACTTTCTTTGTCAGCTTTTCTAGGTTTTTTTGCACTCGATATTCTGCCGAATCAACAGGTAAGTTGCTTGTTATCTGTTCTTTACCGCTACGAGGTCTGCCCGCTGTGTAATACATGATTGCAGTCACGGAATGGGTTGGCTCATGCGGTTGGTCTGCAAAAACATTTGGGTCTTTTTCGTCGCATTGGATTGATGAAATACTGTTAATTACATTGACGCACGTTGAGAAGAACATTAGAGGAGAAGTCATAACGTGTTGTTCATCCTCATAAGGCTTTAGCCATTCGCCCATGCACATGCAGCCGTCAATTTTTCGGTTTGATACTTTGATAAACGGAATTCCGTAGCTTCTTAAAACGTCAAGTGTACTTTCGCCTGTTTGGCTGTTTTTGTTATCAAGGTCAACAGGAGCAAACCACTGATAAATGTTTTCTTGCCGTCCGTCTTCGTCCACGTTGTATTCCAAAAGCATTTTTGCTGCGTCCGAAGCATAAAGCCCTGATTTGTGTATTTCTCTGTAGCAATACGCCTTGTTGTGCCAGTCAACCGCTATCCAGTAAGCCGCCAACATATCTTTGCCATAATCAATCGTGACATATCTGCGCCAATCCCTTTGAATAGGAAACGGCTTGCAAACGTGTATATCTTTGCGGAAGTCGTTGAAAAACGCACCGCCGGGTATGCCGTATTCGCCTAAGCCAACAACCAAATATCGTTCGGGGTCTCTTTCTTTTAGGCTTTCTATCAACGCTCTATCGGCATCGTCAAGCCATTCGTTGCAGCGGTATGTAGTGGTAAGCGTGTAAGCGTTAGGGTCTTGATTGTCAAAAAACCTTTTCTTTGTCCAGTGCGAGTTGACCCAAGGGTTAAAGGTCAGCGTGATTTGTTTCCATAACCCCTCTGGCACCTCACCACGGATTGATTCGTCTAGCGTCTGAAAGTCTGCTTCATCGTCTAATTCGTAGGCTTCTTCAAGCCACACCCAGCACAAAACGCCTTTATCAACCGTGATTGACGTGAGCTTTAGAACATCGTCAAAACCTCTAAACAAAATCTTTTGCTTTGTTGGCTTGTATATCGCTTCGAGCGGGTTTTCTTTGAATTGCCAAAATTTAGATACCCCAAGCCGCTCAGTCGCCCACTTGAGAGCCGCAAAAGTCGAATCGTGATGTGTGTTGTAGGTTTTTCTGACGCACAAAGCGTTTGCCTGCGGATATTGCATGATGTTGTATATAAACCACAATGCGGTTGTCGTTGATTTCTTAGAAGCACGACCACCCTTTAGAACGCGGTAACGATGCTTGTCATTCCAAAAAGATTTGTAACCGCGTCCCACAACGTCAGCAAGTGGTTTTTTGTTTGCAGTTTGTGTTGCCATAACCCACCTTTAATTTCGGAAGTAACAGGAATCCATCGGTACAAAATCAGCTTTTCCGCTGTTGTAAACAATGCCACAACCGAGAATTGGTCTGCGGGGCATTGCTTTGCCGTATGCGAACGAATAGGCTTGTACATCAATTCCGCAACCAACCGATAAACCGAACCGAATATTTCGTGGATTGACTATGTATTTGCATCCGGCGAAAGAGTGTGCGTGTCCAATTACAACGCTCATGCACTCTGTTTTTGTGGCATTAACCGCCCCGTTTTCGCCACCGCAATTTACGCCGTGTTTGTACAAAACATCGTCAATGATGAATTCGTCGCTTATCTCCCACGCTTTGGGAAGATTGAAAACCTCTGAGAATGATTTTAAAAAGCGTTCGCCAATTCCAACAGTTGCGGCTTGTCTTAGCGGTATTGTGTCGTGATTTCCTTGACACATTTTCGCTTTGGGGAAAGCCTTGACGACCAGCTCGACTTGTTCAAGCGCCCTATCAAGCTCTGCGTATGCTCCCATAGCGCACGGCTCTGTGGGGTGCCTACTTAGTGCGTGGTTATCAACTAAATCGCCTATGCAAACAATCTGACCAACTCCGTGAGCTTTGAATGTATCGATGCAGAATTGTAAGTAGTTCGGATGATTAAACGGAGCGTGTAAGTCGCCTATAACGCCTATTGGTTTTTCAGCCATACTCTTTTTGCTCCTTGTTGCGCTATGCGCCATATCCCACAATTGCCGTTCTGTTTTATCGGGGTATTTCGGCGCAAGCTGTTCTGCTATTTCGTAGAGCGATAACCCTTGTTCGCGGAGTTGTTTGATTTCGTCTTTGCAATCAATAATTACCGCACCTCAAATCTCGTCTTTAATCTATCATCAAGCTCTATCGGAACGCCGCCAATGTTTTCGGTTTCTAATTTCAAATAAAGCTCTGTGCAAACATACACAAACTCCGGCTCTACATCGTTGCGTCTCATTCGGCGTATTTGTTCTCTGATGAGGTCTGTTTCTTTCATAAGGCAGTACCCATTGTGTTGCCCTCCTAAAGGCAAAGAAAAAAAGAGGTTAAAGCATTTCTGCTCTAACCCCTGTTGGTTGTTTCCGATTACCCTGTTGTAACCGTCTTATATGCGGTTTTCCTATGTATCTCGACCACTACAATGTTGCCGTGAACGAGTTTGATTTCTGCGTCATTGCCACGCTTTATGATTGTTTCGATTGCGGAGATTGATTTTGCGTCGAGCAAGTGGAATCAGCTCCTTTTGTCCGCCCCCATGCCGTAATAACTATTGCTACTACGGCACAGAAAGGAGGTATATTATGAATTGGGAAGTGTTATATTTGGTCGGCTTGTAGATTAATTGTCTCGCATCAAAAGCGTGTTGGTTTAGATATTGCTGCTTTAAGCATCCGCCCATATCGGACCAGTGCATAATTGACGCGGTTTTCAGCTACCATTATCATTCTGGTTGAGGTAAACCGATATACTCTCAAATCGTTCGGGAGCTACCCGACAACTGGCACAGGATAATGGACTCGAACCACTATGAACGGTTTTGGAGACCGTCATGCTACCATTACATCAATCCCATATATTGTGCGCTGTTTGAGGTACAACGCAACCTTTGCTATGCGTTGAGGGCGGTGTATCCTCAATCTCAGGTACTCTTTCGAGTGTGTCGGGAACCATTTCCGACCTCCGCATAGCTTAATCAATATATGAGCTTTACGCTCTGCCTGCGAAAGGCTTGATTATGTTTTGTCTACAATTCCGTTTTCGTCGTAAATGTCAAACATTTCGCCGCAGTATTCGAATGTGGTTTGACGAAGTTTTTCAATTGTTCTTAACGTTTTGCAAGTATAAACCCGCATGCCTTGATATTTTCCACTCATTCCAGTGAATATCCCTCGGTAGAATCTTGAAAAATCGTGATGTTTAAATATTGCCATATCATCCGTTATAAATTTTCGTTCTGGAATAACAGTTCCGTCTGTTTTGCTGATAGGTTCAATAGTAAATTCATAAGGTTTTTTTCTTAAATAATACATTGTCGATTTTCTTTCAATCGTTGCGGAGTTAAACCGCGTTATTTAATTTTGTTTATGCCCAATCATCCTCTAAGGCTTTACGCTTTTTGTTTGGCATTATATGTTTTCTCCTTGTATTAAATAAAAATCATTGCCAAGCTTGTCGGGGTCGTAATTCCATATTGGAAAATGCGTGTTTCCATCATCGTGCTTTATTTCGGTGTCTCCGTATGGCACAATTTTGATTTCATCAGCGGTTTCAAACTCTAAATCTCGACCATCAGCTACAACCGCCTTGATTTCTTTTTCTTGGTCAAGAGTGTTAAGCAACGCGATTAGCTCTTTGACTTTCATAATAATTTTCCTTTATCGTGTTAAAGTGGCGATATGAGAGGGAGTATGTAAATTCAAATACCCTTAGGAGTCCCACCGCTCCGCATCCGAGACCCACCCCCCAGGGGTAGTACGTGGAGAGTGTATGCCATGCGTACTCCCTGTGTATTGTAGCGACCAGACATATGTTGTTGTGTGTGGTGGAGGATAGGCACACGACACATGTAAACATAGAGTACACTCTAACTTTACATCAACATCATGCCAATAACGTGTAAATATAGAGTTGTTTTATCAATTGTTTTACACTTTGTAAAGAAAGTTCTTGACTTATGCTTTACGTTATGCTATCCTTTAAATGAAAGGAAGTGTTATTAATGAACATTGCATATGTCAGAGTATCAACGGTTGAGCAGAACGAAGCAAGGCAGCTTGAAGCGTTAGAGAAACACAATATTGATAAGTGGTTCACCGAGAAAGTCAGTGCGAAAGACACCAAGCGTCCAGAGCTGCAAGCAATGCTTGAGTTTGCAAGAGAGGGAGATACAATATATATACATGATTTCAGCCGTCTAGCTCGTTCCACAAGCGATTTGTTAAAGCTCGTTGAGCAACTGTCCGTAAAAGGGGTACATCTTGTCAGCAACAAGGAAAACATTGATACCAGTACACCAACCGGAAAACTCATGTTAACGATGATAGGCGCAATCAATGAATTTGAACGTGCCAATTTGCTTGAACGTCAGCGTGAGGGCATTGCCATTGCAAAGCGTGACGGAAAGTACAAAGGGCGGAAAGCCGTCAGTGTTGCAGACTTTGCGGAACATTACAAGCGATACATGAACCGCGAGATATCCAAAGCTCAACTCGCAAAGGAATTGAATGTATCAAGACCAACACTAGATAAACTAATTAGTGGCTGCGAATAGCGGTCACTTTTTAATCCTCTAAATTATTGACAAATGTGACCGGGGCAATGTCCATTGACACTTCCTGTTTATCGGAATACCGGACACCAACCATACGTTCTGCATCATTGGTTATAACCAGCTTTGCGCCGTGAAAGCCGTCTTTATCGTAAAGTCTGCCGAAGTTGTAGTCAAGGCACATATGCCGCGCGCGATTTATTATCGGGAAATAATTATCCATTTGACTGTAATTGCTCAATGTTTTTAAGTCCACATTTAAAGCCAAAGCAAGAGCGGTCATTCTTTTGGGTTCTCCGCTAGCGTCACAATCTGCGAAGTATTTATCAATTCCAGCCTGGAGGTCATCAGCGTTATCATATTTTAGAGTACCAAACGGTCTTCCTGCTCCCATATATCTTGACACCTCCACAAATTCATGTTATCATTAGTGTTTTGCTATTTGTATTATACCATATGTAGTAGACAAGTTCAATAGTTTTAGATTGAATAATTTGTTTTGTGCCAGGATGAATAAGTTTTGCCAATAGAATATGCAATGTATAATTCACAATTCATTATAAGGCTCTACAATGCGCTCTAAGCAACATCACATGTTTGGGTATGAACTTATACCACCATATACCGTAAATTCTCACACAAGCGAAACAAACGGGGTCAAACATGATGATGTGCTGTGTGCTTATACACATGTGCGAAATCAGGCGGGGAATATACATAGTTGCCATTGTTGTTCAAAGGTGAGTGTATCGATGCAATGTTCGTCACAGCACGTTTCCTCGTTCTCCGCGTCCCTTTTAGCTTGACGTGGCATTGCGTCAGCAAAATGCCAAACGTCAAAAGATAAAAGATAATTATCATTAACATTATCATTATCTTTTACATTGGGGTTATCCGTGGGGTTATGGAGTGGTTTACATAATAACTATTTTGCAACCTTGATAATTATGCAAATAATCCTTTGTTATCAATGGTTACAGCGATTACGCATAAATATTATGTCAACCAATTTCAAAGATAACCGGTTATCTCGCTATTTTATGGGGAAAAAGATAACTCCTATAGTGCATTTGGAAAGCTGATATATCTCTCAATTGGCATCCCATCATATCAATATGAAGCACTTCAACACACAATCATTTGACCACCTAAAATCCTGCAATAAATATAATTCTGCAAGTTATCTTGCATTATTGGCAATAAAATAAGCCCTCCGATTATGGAGAGCTTTTATTATCATCTATTAAATTGTCCAACGCTTGACGAAGAACTGCGTTTATATTTGTTCCCTTATCGGCAGCGGCTTTCTTATATAGTTCCGCATCGGCTTTCTTGACCTTGCAGCCAAGCACACACATATTATTAGAATCCCATTTATTATTAGACTTTCGTTTTGCTTCCGATACCATATCATCACCACCATATATTATAGTGTATCACAGCTTAACACGGTTGTACAGTGTAAGCATTGCACAAAATACACGGTTAAACTTTATTTGCTTTGACATATTGACGGCACGGTTAAACAGTGTTATGATAAGACTATGAACAACACAACAACAAAATTTAGGAGGACTTGAAAATGATTCATTGGCTTGAAATCGGCGGCATTAGAATAGGTATGAAAGACGAAGATAAACAATGGAATTATTTGAAAAAATATCTGTCCGAATATCCCGAAAGCAAAGCAACGGTTTATTTTAAAGATAGCGACTTATTCGCAAGGGTTGTAAAGCTTGAATGCAAACAAAATTACAGAGATTTAGATTTACATTGTAACTCTTGTTCAAATAGTAGCATAAAGCATTTGAACCACAAACCGCAAAATATTGAACTGTGTAAAAATCAGCTTGATTATTTTCTCAATAGAGAACGCGTAAGTTAATAGCCGAATCACAAATCAAACAAAACAGGAGGATGAATATTGTGACAGAACTTAGCAAAGAACTTATAAATATAGCAGACTTTAACAGCGCGGTGGGCATGGGCGCAATAATCAACCGTCAATATGTCGCCAACTGTGAGAGGGTAAACGGCTACGATATAACCGCCGAAGAAAAAGAAACTGCATTGAATACGCTTTACGAGCTATCAACCGCAGAACTGACATTATACAAAACATCCTACGCGCCAATCTCTACAACAGGCCCCGCGAGATACAATGTCAAAAAGGGACTTGACGCACTGGACAAAAAATCCTCCGCAGAGCAGAAAACAAGAGATTTTATGGCAACGCTTGAAAAGGCGCAACAGTCCAAAAACAGAGCTTCTGCAATGCAAAGACTTGTTTCGGCGTTCCACGAAGCGTTAGCAAGTAAGCAGAAAGAATTTGTGTGTGATGGCGTTGAATACGTCGTCAGAGGTCGCACAAAGTTTATTGAGAAAAAATACGTTGTCGCATAACACGCACAAGCTGACCTATCGGCTTTACAAAAACGGGGAACAACAATTTAGGAGGATATGAAAAATGACAAATCAAGAAATAATGACGCTCAATCTAAAAAGAATCAATGTGTGTGATATTAGATTGGCACTAACTGGGGTTATCTGCGATATGAGACAAGAATTGATTAATGACAAGACAAGCGAATATAGAAAAACAGTTGTATTACCGAAGTCTATTAAGAAGTGGGAAACGCTCAGAGAGGAAATCATAAAACAGTTTGACGAACAGGACAATTTGGAATCTGAACCCGTCTGATGATGACTTGCCGGTAACAGGTCGAAACGCCTCAGGGCGTCACGGGAAACCGAATAACAGGAGGAATGAAAGAATATGTACACCACAACAAGAATTATTAAATGCCCCGAATGCGGAAACAATGTCAACGAGTTTTGCGCATTTGACGAGCAAGGTCGACTTATTGAAAATCACGCATTTTGCGCAGACAGCGGAGGCGGCAATTGTCTATGGGGTGGTGCGTGGCCTTTTAACCAACGGAATATAGAAAACAACAAAAAGCGAGAAATCAAAACCGCATAACAACACAGGCGAGAGCTGGAAAGAGTGATAATATGATTGCATATAGACCACACCGCGGAGGATTAGGTGAAGCAATGGCGTTGGCTCAAGTGTTTGTTGATGAATCTGCTACGAAAGCACATATCGTGAAATACTGGGACGGCTTAATTAAATACGAAGATATTGTTATTGAAGATAAGCCGTTCGGCGATGAAAGAATTGGATGGCGCGATTCCAGATATGTTTGCACAAATCGGTGCGGTGCTGACGATTACTTAAAATTATACGGATGTCCTCAAGCGCTCGGACACTGTGCAACAGACTTTGACCCATTTTGAACAACACAAACAATTCAAGCCCCCACAATTAAGTGAGGGCTTTTTGTTATGGGTTATATTCTATTACTGCCTTACTACTACTTGCAAGGTGAAAATATGTTGATACTACAGGGTTTTCCGCACGCTCCCGAACCAAGCGCGATACCAAACTTCGCCACACCCCGGAATGCTTGTGGTTGCTAATTTTCTTAGTGTTTTCAATGCCTTAGCGGTTTTTTTGTTTCTCAAGTTGTTCTAAAATGTGTCATAATATCCTAACCGTACTACTACTGTTACTACTACTCGCTACTACTACTCATAGCTTGTTGACTGCTTCTAATTTCTCCGCAAGTCTAATGTGCGTATATCCCATAGTGGTTTGGTACTCTTCGTGTCCGCCTGTTTCCATTATGATTGCCGGCTGCACGTCGGCATTAGCCATCAAAGTGAAAAACGTGTGTCGGCAACAGTGCGGGTTAAGCTTTCTTATGCCCAATCGCTCAAGCGCAGCGTAGAAGCTATTATAAAACACTTTTTCGTGCATTTCAAGAAGTTTTTTGCTATTAGTGTT